TCTTGGTCACACAACTCTTCATAGAAGATGTGTGTAAGTTGTTCAAACCGTTTCGCAGGTTTTAACCTGAAATCTTTCATTTCCACAATCCTTTCGGAACATGGATTTGAAAGCGAACCGGCACTGTCCAAAAGATCAAGACAATACAGATATCCGCCCATTCCGGTCTTCTTTCGAAGCCGATTTGGAACGAACCTCATTGGGTTGCTAACCCGGCGAGGTGACACAAGACGTGTCTTGTCTGCAAAGTCAAAACCACCCCAAAAGCATAAAGGTACCATATCAGCGAGTTCCCGCCACACTGGATAAACCAGTGGACAAAGGATCTCGAGGTAATCACCAGTGACCGCCCATTTACGTAAGCTATTGCAAACGTGAATGAGATCGATTTGTGTGATTACAGGTTTCTTTATGTAGAAAGGAGTTATATCGAAGCCATTATAATAATGACCACCGCATGACTCACGGAATGGTCCTTCATAGAAGGATTTATCCGTATTTGTCTCAAAACCTAAGGTTTTGAGCGCCAATAGTTCAGGTTCTTCGATTTCTTTCGGTACGATAATATCGTCACCATAAACAGAAATGATACCTGGGACGCCCAGGCTCCATGCCGTAGCACGCGATATCGCGTAAAACAGGAGGGATTCGAGTTCAAAAGTGAACCCGTTCCCCATGGAACTGAACATCTCATTTTCATGCACCACACCATCAATGATGGTGGTCGGCGATCGTAAATCGCTGAGAAAGGAATACCACAAATGCGGTAAACACTCTTCAACTAGACGACAAGCGATAGAATCGCTTGCACTCGATAAATCAAGTGTCGCAAGGTCGCCAGATTCTGAACCCTGACGCGCTAAACGTTGGTTACGAGATTGATCATTAAGATCAATTCCGAACTTTCGCAAACGCTTACGGATAAAGTTTCCAGCACCCTTCTGCATGTACATATTAAAATCGGGCTCCTTACAGGCGCACCGATCAATAGATGTAGATTTCTCGACAGTAAATAACACATTTCCCTGGACCACAACGAGATCGTCGAAACGACCCGTTGCTTCCCATAGCGGACAATCCTTACGGATAAGTTCCAACCATGGGAGGGCCCGAGGAGTTATGTGTGCTTCACCAAGGTACTTCAGAGACGGATGTCCCTGAGCACGCCTACGACTAGTAGTTGCACCGCCCGAAAAGGATCCAGTTAGGACCTCATCAGGTGGTACATCTCCAAGGAGATCACTAATAATCGACCGGACACGATCCATAAAAACGTCGTAAGTCACGCGGGGTAAAATATTGTATTCCCCGCTAATATGTGATAAACGATCATTTGTGGACGCGTTGTTTGCTTCAGCACCAAGCCATTTGTTAATGGCCCGCTGCCTCCTAACAATAGGAGGGTCCGTTTCGTTAGAAACGAACTTGGCAAACACATTATCAACTAAATAATTTGACTTAGGGTCGGAAGACCCAGACGTCATTTCAGTTAGAAGATGCCGTATTCGAGACGTTTCGTCTTGGAGCAGGTTGCGATTCGAGTTCTCGCGAACTGATACTCGTTTCCTTGACCGATTCATTGGATAGTTCCTTATAAATGGGAGCTTCCCGTGTAATCACGAGGAAGGTGAGCATACTAATCAGCACTACAAAAAGGAATGCTAATATGATACTCAAATAAAACCCAAATTGGGTGTTATTCTCAGGCATTAGTAAATGCCTTCAAGGTCCACGATAGTATCGTTTACCAGAGAGTTGTTCGTCGACAAAGCCGACTGGATCATGCCGACGACGTTATTCCGTTCCTCAGTAGTAGAACGCTCATCGAATGTGAACGAAATGTCCGCATAAGATGTACGAACGACTACAGGACTTGTAACGCCGTTGATGGTTTGATCCTGAACAACCGGGAACACGCCCTTAAGAGTCGCTTTATAACGACCCGTAGAGGTTTTATTCAGCGCAACCGTAAAACGGTTATCGCCAATAGGTGTACCCGTAGACTCAACCACAGATCCCACCCCTTGGGAAATATCCCGAGGTTTGAAAGTGTGATCTACTGGTGTAGACTCTCGATCCGTGAGGACGAGGTTTTGCAATTGAGGCATAAAGTATATTCCATTATTGGTGTATATTAATCAATAAGATTCCTCCACAGCATCAGTGCTGAGAGGACGTTATTGGTTGTGAATGGTGATTTAGTATATGTTCGAGGTCTTGGAAAACCAGACAACACTTTCCGATTGATATGAAAGATATCATATTCAACGGATTGCGGAGTTCCGGTACTGTTAGCAGGGATAGCGATATCCCCTTTAATAGTTCCTTTTCCACGAACATTGGTATAACCACCGACGAAAGTCAAGCCTTCAGTAGCGGTGAGAGCTTCTAAGAAGTTCCCAACAGGCATAGCCCAGTCAATGACGAAGCTATAGGGAATAATTTCCCAACCTAACAGGAGGGGGTTTCGCAACCCAATCCGTGCCGTTTGTCTCGCGAAGGGTAGGTTGATTTCAGCGTAAAGCTTACAACTTCCTCCCACTTCGAGATCCTGGGTAACGTTACGCCAGTTTCCTAGCGTACCGATAGAGCGATTATATTCTTGCTTAATGTAGCGTTCAGCGGACAAGATTTGTCCTTTGCGCTGAATCGCTTCTGTGGCAAGTTCATAGGCGCCCTTAACTTCCATAGATAATGGAAGAACCCCATATTTATACTGAAGATAACCGCTAGCCAAATCTTTGGTGGTGCCGAACCTATTTCTAGGACGACGCCCTCGCTTAATAGCGAGCAAGTAGCCGAATAAATCGGCTGCATGATCAGCGAAGAGGTCAACGGTCTTGACTGTTTCTGCAAGAGTAACAGATAAATCCACTTTCATGTCACCGAGTTTGCCGAGGCATTCAGTGATAGCTCTATTGACTTCGTTTACCGATGTTACTTGGTAAGCTGATCCAATAGGGTAGGAAAGTATCTGGGCACGTATATCATCAGTCCGCCGATAGACACCGGTAGACCTTTGTTTTGTGCCATTGGATAACACTCGCACGTACTCGCCTTGCGTAAGCGTGGCGTTCATAGCAGTACGACTGTAATTGGAAGGCGCGATCCAGGGGTAACCCCTAGACGTTGTCTTTTTGTTCGATGAGTAGTTCAACCGTGTTGCAAAATTTGCAGTATGGTTGTACAGCCTGGTCGACGTAGTAAACTTACCTGATTTCGTTGTGGAAACAACGGTACCAGAAAGATATTCCGTCTTCCAGTTTTGACTTCGATTGAAGTCATTGTGCCATGCACTAGTCATCGATCCTTTTCCTCTTACAAAATGCGAACACAAACTCTCTTTGAGAGCTCACATTCATTGTGAGAAGACACCCCCGCTATGGGGGTG